TACCATAAGACACATGTGTTTCTAATAGACGTTGTTTTCTACAAATACTCCAGAGGTTCTAGGGTGGCGATAATGCACACTTATACACAAAAACGTGCATTATAAGCAATCTAATGTGAAGTTTGAACAGGGCAGTTTTCTACAAATACTGGCCCATCCGCACATTCGCGATGTTTTTTTATTTTAAATTTCCTATTATTTTTTTATATATTTATTTTGTAAATAAATCAAATTGAGTTTTTCTTGAAATGTTCGCCCCCATTTGTTAAATATTTTTATGAAACTCAAAATAACCAAAAATGATATAAAAAATGGCAAACAGCATGATCCAGCAAATTGCGCAATTGCGCGCAGCATGCTGCGCAAATGCAAAAACAATAAAAAGCAAATAGCTGATATCAGCATATTGCCTGGTCATGCCAGTCTTAGTGTATATGAAGGCAACAAGATTGTTGTTTATGGTGCCAAAATGAACAACAAAGCCAGCCAGTTTGTATATGATTTTGATAATGGTGTGCGCACAAAACCATTGAATTTGGTATTACCTTTTAAAAAGATAAACAGTTATAAAGCTTGCGCTATATAGATTGTTTATAAATACCCAGTAAGTTGCTGGGTAGCTCAGAGGTAGAGCGGTCGGCTGTTAACCGATTGGTCGCTGGTTCGATCCCAGCCCCAGCAGAAGATAATAAGATAATAATAATTTCGTTTTTCCAAATTTTGCCCCGGGCAAAAATTCATCTTGTTGCTCTATTAGAAAGGTCTTTCCATGGGAGGTGTCTTTCCCTATAAGAAACGCCGATCTATTAGACAAAAGCATGTTATATGATAAGATAGGATAGGATAAGTAATTATGGTGAAACGGCCCTGGCAGCTTCCGGAATTGAGCAAGAAAGAAAGGAAGAGGTTAAAGAAGATGGCCAAGCTGCGGGATCCTTTTGAAATATGGATTGATCATCACAATCATAAACTGGAGGTGCTGCGCACATTGGCTGGATTGGTCAATGCCATCATTGGCTTTATGGTATTTTTAAGGGTATTTCATATAGTATGAAAAATTTAAAACATCTGCCCAGTCTGCTTTTTCAGCTATTGATTGTGATTTGGATATGGACGGGCGGACTGGTATTGCTATCACTTTGTTATGTTTATTTAAAAACAAAGGAATTTATAATAAACAAGCTGCAAAAACTGGAGTAAACAATTGAACAAACTGCATCTTGCCTGGTCATAAAGATATGAGCATGATGGGTATTAAAGTGGCAGATCTGGAAGTGTTGCCCGATGAATTGGTGGAACGTTATCAAAAGAATTTCAAAAAGGGCCGCCGTCATTTTCTTGACAAAATCGTGCTGCACAACATGAAGTTGGTCATTCACCTGGCCAATCAATTTTATCCTCCGTCAGGTTATGACCGGCAGGACCTGGTCATGGCAGGAACTCCTGGACTGTTCACTGCCGCTCGCAAATGGCGTCGTGTTAAAGGTGCCAGCTTTGGCACTTATGCATCTTATCACATCAAGCATCACATTCGTCGATTCATTCAAAAGAACAGTCACGTGGTCAACGTGCCATATCGTTTCAACGATGAACTGGCCCGTGCACACCGGGAGAAACGCGGACTGGAAGAATCATTGGGCCATGGAATACGGGAAGATGATGATCGATTGAGCAACTCTGCACTGCGCAGTTTTAGCCGCGTGGCCACCCGGGTGGACCTGGATAACGGAGTGGATGAAAGTGGCCAGCCATATACCATCGACATACCTGATCCGGCATGTGAATCGCCTGCTTACGGGCAGGAGGAATATAAAATATTAAACAAGCTCATCAGTGAAATGCCAGATCGTCTTCAGCTGATACTGCGGGCCCGTTTTGGTTTCACGGATATGGACCATATTCCCACACTGGAAGAATTGGGAAATATCATGCATGTGACAAGGGAACGTGTGCGGCAATTGGAGAATCTTGCGTTGAATAAACTGCGCCAGCGGCTGCGTCATCTGCAGCGCCGCGAAAATCTGGTTCTGAAATAACCTGCAGAGCAACCTTGTTAATGGCATAACCTGTCTAATAGACAAACTTCCAGGGAATAAGCATATTCAGCATCTGCAGTTTGTTATTTTTATAAAATATAAAATGTTTTTATTATCAAAATCCATTTCTTTTTTAAAAATATTTCATTACATATCAGGTGTTTACATCTTTTTTGAAAAAAATATGTTGAATTGTTTTCAGAATCATTTATATAAGAAATATGACTATCACATATCTGGATGAAGTTGCAGGGAAGAAAGCAGCAGATGCTGCTGTTCTTGCAGTTTCTGAAAAGAATAATAATATTGGAGAAGAAGATAATATGAATGCAACAAATACTGAAACACGTCGGGGCCGCAAGAGCGAAGGTAAAACATGCAAGTTGGTATGCCTGATCACAGGCACCACGCGTACCGCCGGTAGCGGTTACCTGGGAACCAAACCTGCAGAGTTCAAGAGCCAGTACATCTGCCGTCCAGCGCTCAAGCTGCTGCGCCAGGGACTGAATGTGCAGCAGGTACGGGAACAACTGAATTCCGGGGCTGGTCTGCCTGACATCAGCAATGAAGTGCTGCAGAGCGCCATCAACCTGAACGGCAAGCACAAGAAATAATAGATTTATATTATCTTCCGTGAACAATGGTACCGTCTTTTATCATTGTTCCGACCGATAGGATAGTGGTCTCATATCCCAGCGGAAGATAGTATATTTTATAAAAAAAAAAAACATATCCCAAAAGGGACATGCCAAAAAAATCAACAGGAGATGACCATGGGCAAACCTGTCTGAAGGGCAAGTTGCTCTATTAGAAAGATTGCACCATAATACACATATGAACATTTTGAAAAGATTATATATTTTATTTCCAATAGCTTTCTGCAGTTGCACTGGCATGCGCGGCGGCGGAAGTGACAGTGACACTGGATTGTATCCAGGAGCGGCGACCGTGGCGGGCAGCACGGTCGTTGGAGCAGGAACAGGAGCTGCCATTGGTGCATTGGCCGGTCCTCCAGGAGCTGCCATCGGAGCAGTGGCTGGAGCGGCTGCAGGTGCAGGCGTTGGACTGGGTGTGAACGCCGTTAACAAACAAAACCAAAGTTACGTGGTGGCACCGCGTGATCCCGTCAACCGGAACTATGTGATCAACCCGTACAATAAAAATGAAAAACTATATGTGAAAGATGCAGCAGAAGGAAAAGTGATGCGCGATCCAGTGGGTCGAACATATGTGGTAGGGCCCTAACATGAGCGAGATCCTGGTATTTGTTTTAACCGTCATACTCTGCAGCACAGGTCTGAACACTTGCCGGGGACTGTGGCCATCCAACATCAGCCCGGTGATACCCCATAACATCACATATGTGATGGCACCACGGGACACATTCAACCGTCATTACGTGATCAACCCATACAATCCCAATGAAAAACTGTATGTGGGCGACGCTCCGGAAGGAACACTAAAAACAGATCCCATGGGTCGAACCTATGTGGTAGGGCCCTGAAAGGAAAAACAAATGAGCTCATGGACCAATCATTATTCAAATTCAACCCAAGCACACATGCAAAACAATGTTGGAAGACAGATAGAATTTAAGGATGATAACGGTGATGTTTGGAATGGCATTATACAAAGTGTCAGCAATGAACAGCATTATCGCGTCATGGTAAATCATGCCAGCATCTGGGAATGGTATGTTCTGTCTGATGCTGTAAAATTTATATAATATTATGCATCATCATTTCGACGATAGTGAAATCTTGGTGATGGCCCATGCAGCATTGGCTGCCCTGCAGCAACCCGATTTGGCAGAAGAGCTGCATCTGGAATATGATCTGGGTGATGATTTCATCCAGTCACTCAGAAACAAATGCCGCAGGTTGATCGATCATCACGCGTGAAGCAGGCATGCGATACGCTTGGCAAATTAAAGTCGGGGCAGAAATTCAGGTATACGATCCGTTGCTCAGGGGGGTGGGACAAATTCAGTCCTGTCAATTTTTCAAACTGTAATAGTGTTACAGTCCCGTTTTTTCACGGGTAAAAACAACACAGCAATAGGTCAGCTTTTTTTAAACGGCCCGCCAGATCCAGGGAACCAGTTAGGCATCCCCCCGGAACAACATTTGGATCCCCGGGAACCCCGGTTATTATCCGGCTTCCTGTTCATTTATATAAAATATAAAATCTTTTTTTTGTATGCATCTTACATAAATAGTTGTAATGACAAAGGTGAAGAAAATTTTGCAAAAAAAGACTTGTAGAGATAAAAAAAGTGTGCTCAAATGCCAAAATCCAAAACAGGAGAACCCAAATCAAGTGAGAATGACAAGCAAGCTCAGAAGCAAGCTGAAGAATCTGGTCTGTGTCGGCCAAGATCTTTGGCGTGTATTCAACAGAAATGGAGATGCTTATTATTGCAAAGATCCCATTCTTCTTGCAGATACTGTTTATCGCAGGAAGTATAGTGAAGTGAACATACAAAATCTAAACGGCCAGTATATCAAACAATACTTGATAACAGGCAAAAAGGACAAAACAGAAAACAAAGGAGTAATATGAAGAAGATAAAGAAGAGCAACCCCAGTCGTAAAATGATCAGCGATTTCATCGAGGAGTATTATCCTGATGAAGCAAACAAGATACTATTGGCAGATAATTTTGATGGAGCATTCGTTGGTATTGGAAGTAGCCATGGTGGAAAGAATGTGGCCATCTATGACCGAGCCAAATGCATTCGCATTTTGGAGAAGGATATGAGTCCGGATGAAGCTGAAGAGTTTTTCAGCTACAACACCGAGGGTGCATATGTGGGAGATTATACCCCAATCTTCATGCATAAGGTGGGCTAATGGTGGCTATTAGTCCATCTACTAACCCATTCCAACCCATAAAATATAAAATTATTTTCTTGTATTGTTTCCAAAATCTGTCATTCTCCATCCCATGAGCAACACAACTACAACGACCCCTAACAGCGGAGCGGTGATGAATCTCTCCCACGACGAAACCAATCTTACCAAGGTTAGCGAGATCGCTATTCCCGATCTCTTCAACCGAAGATTAAAAACTGGAAACGAAATGTTGGATAAAGTATTTGGTGGCGAAGGTTTGCTACCATCTACAGTTTTTACTCTTGCGGCTGGTGCTGGTCTTGGAAAGACAACCTTCCTCCTTCAAATGTTGAACAGCATGACCAAGGTGGGAATCAAAACAGCTTATATCTCTGGCGAAGAAAGCCGTGAGATGTTGGCATATACTTGTCGGCGTCTTGGTTTGAAGGATGTGAACATCGCTATTCAAACTGATGTAGACAAGGTTTGCGAACTGATGAGCCAAGTGGATGTGCTGGTGGTGGACAGCTTTCAATGTCTCTCATCTTCTCGCAAGATGAATGCGAGGGAGAAAGAAAGCTATTGTCTCCACGAACTAATCAAAACCAGCAAGAAAACCGAGTGTGTTCTTGGTATCGTGCTTCATGTTACCAAGAGCAACAACTATCGGGGTTCGACTCTGATTCCTCATGCCGTGGATGCAAACTTCATGATGCGTTCGGGCGTGACTGATGAAGATGTTCGGGTGATCTACAGCACCAAGAATCGTTATGGCAAACTCTACAATGTGGAATTGCGTCTTGGACATAACGGATTCGATTTGGATAATGCAGTCCGTATCAATGATGGAACTGCCCCTGCTCCGATTGACCCTCGCAAAGTGCGTTGGCAAGAGGATTTGAAAAAGGTTCTATCACTTGCCGAGCCAATGACTCAAACCGATGTAACCAACGCTGTAGATGGAAATGTTCAGCGGGGTTATCTCATCATCCGACAACTCATCCGAGAGGGCAAGGTGATGAAGGAAGGTCGGGGAGAAGAAGCAGTCTACAAACTTACCGATGCTGGCAAAGCCAGTCTCGCCCAAGCCAATGAAGAAGGTGCGGGTGAGGGTGAGGAAGGTGGAGATGATGTTGGTGAAGCAGGTGGTGCTCAAATGGAGGGTGGGGTTTAATCCCCCACCTTCCATATAGGAGGACAAATGAAATACGGAAATGAAGAATCAGCACTCATAGTCAAAGTGAAAAACAAATGGGTGATGACCCGACTCAATAGCGTGAATGGTGTTATCACCAGCACACACAAAACCCTTAAGGAAGCCAAAGCATATGCAACCAAACTGGAATACAAATATGAAGTGGGCAACAAAGCGTGGGCAAACGTATGAAAGAAAATATAAAATATAAAAAGTTATTGGACGAGAGTGTGGACATACTTGCAGAGTTGATGAGCCAAGCTGACGAGGATACTCCGCACCATTGTCGCACCCGACACTTTGATGAAAGCATGATGACTGCTCATGACTTCATAACAAAATATAAGAGGGAAACCAAATGATGGTGGTTAATTATGTTGCAAGAATGTGGTTTGAAATGGAGACACCTATCGGAACTTTTGATAATATACCGATAGATGAATTGTTAAACATGGCACAGAAAAGAATTGACTATTTGCGAAATCATCCTCAAGATGCAAATGAAGCGTTCGATTATGAGGACAGTTATACAACAGAAAAGGAGACTGCATGAAAAGAGCAACTGAAGTGTTGGAACAAATATTAAAAGACTATAGGGAACTGATCATGCATGGTGATAATGATTTGTGGAATGAAAGATTGATGGCGAATATAATGGATGCCCAACAAGCTTTGTTGAATGAAAAGATGCGGGGCAGATATTTGGCTGAACAATATGAGTTTGATTTTAGAAAATAATTGACAATCAATCCAGAAAGGTATATAAGAACATGGTAGATCGAGTAAACATTAAAGTGACTGAACGAGACAGACAAAGCAACGATTCGTTTGCTCGTTGTCTAAAGAGATTCAGCGGTAAAGTGCAAGAAGAATGTGTGATCGAAGAAGCCCGAATGCGATCAAAGAAGATGAAGAGCAAAGCATTCAAGCAAGCCAAGCAACAATTAAAACAAAAGATGTGGGGCGATTACAAATGGAAGCCCCCATTCAAGCACGATAAACGAATAGGTCATACGGAGTAGCGTTTTCGCCTCCGTCGTCTAACTGGTCAAGACCCACGACTTATACTCGTGAAGCTCTAGATGTGAGCGCAATATTGGTTCGAATCCAATCGGAGGTATTTGGGCAAATAGCTCAACGGTTAGAGCAGGGCACTCATAATGCCTTGGTTGGGGGTTCGAATCCCTCTTTGCCCATTATTTTATAAAATTATTTTCTTGCAACTTGGTTGATTTTTTGTTAAATATGCGGACGATGGGGAACAGACTTTTTTGGGCAGATACCGAAGTGGCCAAACGGGGCAGACTGTAAATCTGCTGGCATTCGCCTTCAGTGGTTCGAATCCACTTCTGCCCAATTATTTATTATTGACAAAAAAATCAGATAGTATACAAAGCGCATAGTTCTTTCCGCAATGAGTGAGGATGACTTCCTCCATAAAGCCATTGAAGCCCCAATGCCCAGAGTCTGAGGCAAGTAGATGTGGGTATATATTCTCTTTGATTCTAGAGCAAAGAGAGCGGAAAGAATGTTCTTGACATTTTGCAAAAAATTCAGCAGTCTGAACTCATGAAAAATAGATTAAGCAAAACATTCGAAAAACAACTGCTATCAGAGTTTGACAAAGAAACCATTGACAGCATCAATCATTTTCTTAATGATTTTGAAAAGATGTATAACACCATTAGATTGATGAAATATATTGAAGATCCCAAGAAGCTGGATGGTGATTGGAATCCAGAGTGGGGAACCAAACCAGATGCTTGATGTTACAGAAATGAAACAGCAAGCCACCCGAAAGGTGTGGATGGTGCTGGAAGAGCTGAACGAGGAGTATGGTGCCGAGTTCGATTTTCCACGAATTGAATGGGTGGTGTGTGGTACCACCGCAGGAAAAGCATGGTTGGGACAATGGCGCATCCAGCTGAATGAACAGCTTTGCAAAGAAAACATCGAGGATTTCATGAATGATACCATACCGCATGAAGTGGCTCATCTGGTTGCTTACAAGGTTTTCGGGGACGATGGTCATGGAGATGGATGGAAAAGCGTAATGCGGGCATTGGGATTGAATCCAAGCAGGTGCCACAACTATGATACCAGCCGTGTAGAGGGCAAACGAAGCCGAAATAGCATGTTTCGATAAAAAAATATAAAAAAATCAGTTTTTTCTTGATTTTTAGCATCATTGTGAGATACATAATGATGTGAAACAAATGGGCAAACACAAGACTGAGTGTAGCAAGCCAGTTAAACAAACCGAAGAAGACCGCATGATTGAAAACAGCGGAGACACAGGGATTGACTTTTTAAGCGTTTTTAAGGATATATTTACAAAATAAAAACTTTATATATTTTATAATATATTGGTTTTTTCTTTACCCCGGCTAAATAGTTTTATGAATACAAAACTATTAAGATGGTTAATCCCAGTACCTTTTGCTTTGTTGTTGGCCAACTGCGCAAGCAACAATAGCGGATCCAATTCAAGCTCCAACTCCAGTTCCAGCACTACGACCAATGTTCGAAATGCTGTTGAACAGGCACTGCCATATATCAAGCCTGCTGTAAACATTGCCTGCACTGCAGTGTTGGAAGGTGCCGTGAGCCCAGAAGACCGGGCGACCAAAGCCAAGATGATTCATGACGTGGCCAATGTGGTTCGCGGTTTGAGCAATGGTGACGTGCCCAGTGTTGAAGATCTGGATGATGCTGTGCAGAACTTCCTGCCGGAGAAAACGCATTGGACAAACTTTGCAAACAGCTTGAGCGACATTTACAAGGATCTTTACAGCAAGATCGGAGACGATCCCACCCTGGCCCTGAAAGTGTTGAATGCAATCGCAGATGGCTGCGTGAGCGCGACAGCCGGTTACGTAAAATAATGTCCGACGAATTTGGTGATATTGTAGAAAGCATCTACAAAACATATTTCACAAAATTCTGGGGCCAGGAAGACTTCAACGAGCTGAAACAAAAACGGTTAACCTTTCAACAAAATCAGCAGATCTATGACATGCTCACTGACCATGGATACAAGTACGATTTGTTGCATCGCACATATACCTGTCCGCACGGGCATCCGGTGTTGAATGCAGAATACATTTACGAAAATCTGAAGAGCAAAGAAAATATTGAAAAACTTGAAAAAGAATAATCATCATTACAGATCCATTAACTGGTACCATCCTTTCAATTTCATTGGCCGCAGAAGCGACGATGATGGCGGAGCTGATTACGGGTTTGATTTGGATCTGCAAACAGCGATTAGCTTCGGTCATTATGAGTATGGTTATGTTTTGTTCGTGCGCATTTTTGGATTTGGATTTCAAATCCACTGGTTGGAATTTTAAAGAAAAGTGTTGACGGTGGGCCGCCATTTGATACAAAGGTAATATGCCAAGACCATGCCTGCGCTGCAAATATCGTCCGAAACCCAAAGCAACATTTAAACTCAAATTGCCAAAAAAATTAAAAAAATGATTTGAAAAAAGATAACTATTTATGTGGAAAATTTTACAGATAAAGAAAAGCAACTTTTGATTTATATCGGTTATTTGATCATGGATAGTGATCGTTTGAATGCAAAAATAATGAAAGAAGTGTTTGAGGTATTCGATTTTGATCCCACAAATATTGCCGATGGATTGTTGGAAAAGCTGACGGATCTGGTATAAAGGATCCGGCTCAGTAGTCCAACGGCAGAGACAGAGGACTTAAAATCCTTCCAGTATGGGTTCGAATCCCATTTGAGCCACTTGATTTCATCTTGCCATATGTTACTATGCTTTTAGTTCTTTCTCCTGTTCAATCACCTGTGGTGGTTGGCTCAGAACGTGTAGTTCGTGTTGCGGTTGTGTTTGTTCCATAACAGAGTCAGACAATGTCTGGCAGGAGAAGGAACTATTTTATTATAAAATAGTCTTGACATTTTGCAAATAATTTGGCAGGCTTGCCCGCATGAAAATGATGCAAGCAAACAGACCAAGATTCGTAGACGACCCCGCAGGTTTACTGCTCAAAGCCATACTGGAACAAGCGGTGGTTGATATTAAAGAACCCAATCAGTATGTGGACAAGGAAGCTCACATTACTGCCAAAAAGCTCATCAGCAGTTGCGTGTTGGATGAGATTATTGAAAGCAGTAATCTGAATCTGTGTGCCAGCGTTGTTCGTCAACGACTTAAAATCCCCCGCAACGAAAATGCAGATTATGATTATGGAGTGCGGATATGAGTCAGACCAGCTTTATTGTCAGCAAAAAAGAGATGCTGGATAATGTTGGCTTTATCAGTGGCCAACGCATACACTTCAAGATGCCCGTGGAGTTTGATCAGTTGATCAACAACACAGAAGGAATAACATATATAAATTCTCTTGTGGACGATTTTGTTGAGGATGGTTATCTGCTTCAAGACTTGAACTATTATCCAGAAAAGCTGGAAGGTGAAACCATTATCATCAGCGTGGATGCGCTTGCTGATGAATGGTTGAAAGGAGATTCATAATGAGAGCAGGAAGATACAGCACATTTGAAAAGAGTTATCAACCCTTAACACGGGACGATGGCAGTATTCTTTTTGAAACATATGGAGATGATCTGAACAAGGTTATAGAAACAAAACATAACCACATATGGACACTACTGGATTGTGATGGCAAGTTGAGGATAGGTGCAGGTTATCATATTGTTAACCGAATGAACTACATCATCACAAAGTATCCTTGGATCAGCAACGAGTTGTGCTTTAGTTATTAACTTCTTACCAAGGATAGTATCGAAATAATTTGCGGTCTGACCAAAAATTCATCTATCCTGTCTATTAGAAAAGTTTGCCCAGCAAACACATGTTGCTCATTATATTATTTTCTAAAACGCAGAAACACTTCGTAAACGAATATTATTCCACACAATATTATTGATACTGGAATTACAAAAGTCAGCATTGCTCCTAGTATAAATTTTATTATATCTTCAATCATTGGGAGGATTGATTAAAGGATTTATGCTTTCCAGAAACTTTTCAATCTTTTCCATTTCTTCCGGGGAAACATTATTGTTATTGTCATTTTTTTCAGTATCCATGCTGTATCCTTGATCACTTTTGCTTTTTATATAATAATTATTGTCAGGCAGATCTTCAGGATCAGGCAAAAGCCAAGGATCAATCATGAATCCAGATTAACATAACATGCTGGCAAATCAATTAAGTTTCGTATAAATAAAAGTAAACAACTGCCAATAAAGCAGTTACACCAATTATACCAAATATTAAAAATATCTGATTCACTTCTCGTGTTCGCTACGATTCAGTATCAAAGCGTAGCTGACACTAACAAATGTGCTGACCAGATAACCAACCAACGCGTATCCAACAATGGACATTAACATAGAATTATTTATCATCTTTCTTTTTCTTTTTTCTGCATTTTTCGCATTCGCATTCGTCCCAGAGAAATGGTTTTTGCCATTCCTCTTTCTCTTTCACCTTTCGTTTGCAAATGAAACAAGTCATAAAAAAATTTTGCAAGGAACGATAGGAAACTTAGTCATGTGCACATGAGGTCCTACCTATACAGCCACCGCAAATGGTATCCGCCTTGCAAATAGAATTACAGCAAAAACGCACCATATTGTCAATAAAAAATTTGAAAAAAAGTTTTTATAATATGCTTGACATTTGTGAAATAATTGATCCAGGAATAAAAAGATTTTGAAAAATATTCTTGCTATTTTTATCAAAATAATTTAGAACAAAAAGAATGAAGCAAGCAACTCGTGAGATCGTGTGATCAAAGAGAAGATTGTTTCAACCCTAATGGAGAATCTATAATGAACAAAATCAAATTGAGCATTGATCGAGGAGGCATTCGCATGCCCAGCAAAAAGAAACTGAACCCCATCAAACGGGCATTGAGTCGCATGGGAATTGGTGATCGGGTAATGTTCCCATCCAAATACTATGCCAGAATCGTGCCATTGGTATATCACTATGGCCGTGTGTTGGGCGTGAAAGTAACCATTCGCCGTCTTAACGATGAGACTTATGCGTTTTGGCGGGTGATTGGCGAATTGATCTAGTTTGGTTAGGGAAGGAAAGTGGGGAGGATACTAACCCATTTTTCTTGACATTTTGCAAATTATTCGGCATAAAAACACACATGAAAGTTGTTCTTTTTTTGAAAGATGATAAAGAAGAATGTGTGATGATATCAGAAGCTGGTGGAGTGGCTTGTGCTCATTTCAATGGGGATATGATCATTTCAGAATATTATCAGGACAGATTATCAAAAAAAGATTTGCAGAATAATGATCTTACCATATGGGAAATATTGGGCGAAGGTAAAATGTATGGCACTGAATGGGAAAATAAAACCAGGATTGATCAGGAAATATTAGAAGATTTAAGAAAATTTTTGGTTGATGATGAAGATGAAATTAAGGAATATCATTTGAATTGGCAAGATATGGAAAAGGATGAAGGAGATTATCCATTCCTGCAAACATTCCTGCAAACATTTTTAACATCTTGACATTCTTTCAAAAATAATCTATAAAAAACAACATGACAAACAAAGAACTACTACAACTATTATCAGGTTTGAAAATCAAAAGAATCACTGTGCAATATAGCGGAAGCGGTGATAGTGGTCAGACTGATGATATTGATGTTGAACCCAGTAGTAGAGCAAATCTTTTGGATGAAAAGTTTGATGATAAAGAGACTATTCATCAAGCATTAGACAGGATTTGTTGGGGTGCTATTGAAGATGAACAAAGTGGCTTTTACAACAATGAAGGTGGGTTTGGTGAATTGGTCATTGATGTAGATGAAAAAACCATTCAACTGAATCATACCAATTATATTCAAGAAACTGAATATAATGAATATCCCATATATAATGAAGATGATGAACCTGCATCTGAACCTGATAAGAAAAACAAAGGTAAAAAGTAATGGCTAACCCTTACCATCACTCTGTCAGCTCATCCCGCAAATATGGAGGCAAGCCAGAGGATTATCAACATATCCATGACTGGTTTGATGAAAGCAAAATGATGATGGCAGACTTTCGCCATCGTGCTTTGCGTCATCATGCCGAGGGCATCTTTATGTGTGAAAGAATCTTTGGTCATACCATCAAGAATAGCGATGGTCGGGTGATTCCTGTTCGTTGGATTGGCGAACAACATGTGAAGGAGGACTTGGGTCGTATTCCCAGCATACAAGACTGGTATAGCCAGATTCGTCCCCTACGCTGGATGGGTGAACCTCCTGTGAAGCTGGAGAAGGAACTGGAGAGGGAACTGGAGAAAACTGATGCTGAAATTAAAATATAAAATCTTTTTGAAACTATTGGAAATCGAGATTTGCTACATTAAATTATTCCTGTATAGCGGTTTATAATTGCCCCGTGGTGCAATGGTAGCACACAAGTCTTTGGAACTTGCTGTTCCTCGTTCGAGTCGAGGCGGGGCAGTTGAAGATCAACTATTTGCAGAAACTTAAAGTTGCATTTCTGCAACTCATTCATTCCAAAAGACTTGCAAAAACGACATTACTGAAAAATAAGTCTTTAAGTTTCAATGACTTATATAATCTATCCAATCTATTAAACCCATGCCCATTAGCATTCCCAAGCATAATACGCACCACCACTTCATGCATATTGAAAGTTTGTTTTTCATGGTGTTATTAATAAAGAATTTTTTAATAAATGTCAACTCTATTTTTTCAATCGGACTGTTCATTTCAACTTCTTCATTTTTTCCAACAAATCTAAAACATGATCAAAACTATGACAAGGACATTCGCCTTGTGCATCTTCATCTTTGCATGGATTCAAGTCGCTGTCCCGCAGTTCCCTCACCTGCTCCATGATTCTTTCCAGTTCGGTTTGCAAGTTCATTCATCCTCCTTGATCAAAAGGGTCAGTCCCATCTCGGCAAAAGCATTTCGATAAGCGTCCAAAACATTTTTGCCCTCCACTTCAAATCGGGGTTCAACAAACTCTGCTTGTCCATCAAGGTCATTGTAAACCGCGTATGTTTTCATCGGATTGCGTATACCCTGCTAGAGTATTGTTGTCCGTTGTAGTTGAAGGTCATTACATCTGCTCCTTCAAAGTCTTCCTCGATGTTCAGAAACTCCACCTCGTCCGTGGGTACTCGTTCTCCTTTGACAATTACAAAACTCATACCTTTTCCTCCCAATTATTTTTATTCTCCAGTTTTTCTATTTTACCCAACAATTCCATCAGATTCTCCATTGCAATCTGTTCCATCATCATCTTATGCCACTCGCCGTATGTCATGCTGTTACCATCTTTTTATGGCTATGCATGTTGTCCACGATTGCTTTTGCTTCAAGCAATGCATTCTCATAGCTGTATCCCCAGCAACTATCCATCTCCTCGTCATCTTTTTTTATAACATATCCATAAACATTTCCGCTAATATAATCGTCATACGCTTTCACTTCACTGCGAAACATATCCTTTACCTTTTCAATTAAGTTTTTAGTTACCTTTTTCACACCATACCAACTGCGGATTTTATTATAATCAGCATATATGCATCCCACCATGCCACTATCCCAAGGACAACTAAAGCCAGTGGTATTCATGGTGATACCACTATGATCGTAAAGGTAAAGAGGAAGAACAACAACATCTTTAATCTTTCCTGCCAAAATGTTTAACACTTCATCTTTGTTTGCATTAACATCATCCCCTAAATTGTACCTGCGGTGCTTGCAAAGCATTCGACCAAGATTGGCATTTTCCATTCTTGGATTGATGGGGTTATCGTCCTGCTCAATCAGTATTTCGTAACCTTTATAATCAGTTTTCATTTTTCATCCTCCTCGTATTCTTTTGCCATAAGTTCCAAATCTTCACCATGAATAGTGGTGAAAAGCGGGTTATCCAACTTGTCCATGAGCAGATCCAATTTATTTTTCATAAAATAGGTATTACCCAATTATTTGTTAAATGTCAAACCTTAATATCGCATCTTTCCAGGGTATTCATTTTGCCATCCAATCGTATAATGATTTTGGCAACTGAAAATCTGTGATTGTCGGTCAGATAAACTGCTCCGCCCGTTGTTTCGTGACGATACAATATTATGTTTTTCTTTTTTTGTTTTTTCATAAAATTTAAAAAGTTGTTACCTTAAACTCCAAAGTGTTTTCCAATTCATTTTCACTTGGTTTATACCAAATGATGTCCTTTTCAATATGGTGTGGAAAAAGGGTGTCAGGAACGCTGGTTGTGTTGCCCATCTTGTCGCTACATACCAACAACGCTTTTCCTGCAAATGGTTGGCTGAAAAGTTTATATTTAAAATATCTTTGTTCTTCGCTATTCTTCAGCAAACCTTCATCATCCAATATCATATCTAATGCATCCTTTCCCACGCCCAGTCGTGTAATGGTGATAAGATCGCAACCTAGTGTGCTGTATAATTGTTCCAGATCAGTTCCAATGTTCACTTCACTCACTTTTTCAAGGAATGGATCAATCAATATGGCCCGCACGTTTTTATTTTTCATAAAATAGGATTACCCAATTATTTCTTAAATGTAAAGCTTTATTTTTATTATTATTCATCTTGTTCAGTTATGCCCAATTCATCTTTAAGATCACTTGGCAATAGTTTAACATCATCATAATACTCATCGTCAACTCTTCCGTCTGGAAAGAAGTGTTGCACTCCCATAAAAGCATATCCTTCATCCAGATAAGCCAGTCTCAATGTTTGATTCAATAATCTGCTCAACTCTCTTATTACTGGTTCAGCAGGACTCCAAGCAGTATTGAAAAACAAACATTGTTTCTTTTTAATTTTAAAAAATCTATTGCTGTAGCTGTTCCACTTGGTTCCCCAGTTTTGTATGCTCCAGTAATACCAGCTTTTAGCACCATAAAGTTCAAGACATTCTTTTTCTTGTTTCTCTTGCTTTTCCCGCATCCTTTTCTCTTGTTCAAGTGTGCGTTTCTTGCTCAAAAATTTCATATCACCATACTTTAAAGTTTGTTCTATTTGTTTGGGCATGGGCAATATCTTGTTAAAATCCAGAAAAGATCCATCAGCTTTGTTTTTGCTCAAATAAGGTTTTAAATGCTTTCTTAAATTGTTCTCAGCAACAATGCTTAAAAGATTTGTGGTATGGTTGGGCATATTATTTTTCCTCCAGAATGTTATAGCTTTCATTCATTAGTTTCAACAAATCATTTAAATTTTGTTCGTCCGTGGGAGTTTCAGCGCGTTTTATCATATTTTCCAAACGAATGGTGGCATATCGAATAGTTCCCATCGCCTTTCCCATTTGTTCCAGCATTCGCATTTTTTGTTCAATATGTTCAATATAATTGTGCATTATAGTCCTCCTTGTTCATATCCAGCATTTCCTGCCAGTTCTTTGCAAAGAATTAGATATTTTGTAAAATTCTTTTCACACTCACCTTTCCATAGATTAAACATCATATGATTGGTATCGCTACTGCTGATGCCACATCCTTCGCTCCAATTTTCAAGAAGACGATTGACTGCTCCCCTTCTGCAAATTTGTTGCACAGCAAGGTCTTGATTGTTCATCCAATCCATCCACCTTTTCCATTCAGTGTTAAAGCTGTATTTCATAAAAGAATGTTTAACTTATTTTTAATAAAATGTAAAGAATTATTTTTTAAAAACTTTTTATATAAAATAAAAAAAAGTCCCTTCCTCATCGTCCGTCATTCTTTCATAAATTCAATAGTTTGTCGAGATTATTTTTCAAAAAAAAAACATATCCCAAAAGGGATATGTTTGGTTGAAGTGGGTTAGTAACCTCCCCAGTTCAGTTAAAGTTAGTATCGGATTTCGTTCTGCACCGATTGTGATAGCGTCAACCGATTGTAATCGTTCTGCAAACGATCCACCTTGTTTTCCAAGTTGGTGATCATGTTCAGCATTCCCTGCATGATATCGTTATGCTGACCGATCATTGACTGAATGTTAATGATCTCTTGGGCAAGTGCTTTAATATCTTGTTTCATATTTTTACCTCCTTTCATTTATTGGTTCTAGATTATTTTCGAAATAATTGCAAGCTCAAACCGCCTCCTTAATCTCTTCGAATCTCTTCCGATAAAGTCTTGTTGCACAATCCAGATAACTAAGCGCATCGGCTGGATCGCAGTGTTCAAGTTTTCTGATAATGTCTGCCAAGACATAGGGAGGGTAAGATTCTAGGATTTCGAAGCGTTGTTGCTCATAGGATTTGTTTAAGGTTTTCATATCTTTGTTCATAAAAATTTATATTTTAAAAAAAGAATGGGGTTAGTATCCTCCCCCATTCATATAAGCTATCCCACCACCTCCTCGATGGTTACTCCTGCCACTCGAACACTACCCTTGATGACCTTGCTGGTCTTGCTTTTGATTTTGGCAAGAGCCAGTTCAGCATCCTTCTTCGCCAGCTTCTCGGCTTCATCATCCAGATTCTCGGCTTCATTCACGATGCTTTCAATGGTCACGCCATTTAGCTTGTTGAGTGCCACCGCCAGCAACCGCCACGGCTTCGCCTGTTGAACCGCAAGGGTTTCATGATCTTCGCCCTTGGTGAATCCGAACCGAACCCGAATCGTCTTGTCGATGATTCCTTCCATGCTTCTTTCAGGAATCATCGCCTTGATCGCATCCTTGTCGGCAACTGCCGAGAACGCTTTCCAAATCATGTAGGTCTCGATCTCGCCTACAATTCGAGTGTTGTTGATTTCCCCGATGCCTTGGGGAATCTGAGGGAGGGGATTGGTTTCACCCTCGGTCTTGATTCTTTTAGCCACTTGTTCCTTTCGATCTCCCATTCACATTCACCTTTGGTTCAGCTATCGCCTCTGCCATTCGGTTCTTGTTCTTGTTTGATCTTTTTCCTTTCTAGCAAAAACTTTTATTCTTTGCAATAACAAAATGATTTATTTTGAAAATATTTTTCAACCATTGTTCATCAGCTTATCATGATATGTTGATGCGTTGTTTGAATATGCATTCAGATATGATTGAAAAAATAATTTTGTTTTTCTATTAGACAAATTTTTTTACAAATCATTTAGTGTGCTGAATGATTCTGAAAAGAAATCGTTTATGCTGTAATAGTCTTACACTTTCAAAAAGGGTCGTGTTTTATAGATGATGGTCGTTTTTCAGAGATCATGCGTTTCACAAACGTCAAGCGATTTCTAGAGGGGTGGCATTAGAATCGCTAATAGCCCAAAAGGGCTAAATTTTAAAAACAGGGGCGCATGCCAACATTTTTTTAAAATTTTTTTATATTTTTTTCCAAAATCGCCCCAAAACCCTCAGAATCTCTAGAACTCCCCAAAACCTCTGATTCTCCTGTTCCCCATTTTTTCTTATTTTTAATATATTCCTCTCATATGGGTTGGTTATTTAGTTTCTTAAAATTTCGTTTTTCCATACTGGTCCCATCACCAGCAATTCGTTTTCATCATCGCTGATGGGTATAATTTGCAAAATCTGATTGTTGTTTGGATCTGAAACAAACTGACCTGGATCAAAAATACCGTCATATTCAGAAAGATCATTCAAAGAAAAAACATGATCGCCAAACAATGCTTGCACATTGTTTTTTGCTGTTTGGGGATTGGGATGCCACATGAAGGAT